CCTTTACTTTCTTATTACCACCAGTATAATCTAGTGCAGAGATGACAGTAGCTCTGGCTTCTTTCTGTTCACCAGACATCAACTGAGCACTCGGTCCCTTGACCGATACTCTTTCTTTACCTATAAGAATATCTGCTTTCGATGTGTCTTTACCTTTCCCAGTTCCCCCATAACCACCAGGTTTTCCTTGGGTCCAAAATGTAGAAACTCCAGGTTTAGATTGACCGGCCTTACTGGCAGTACCTCTCGCTTTAATTTTTTGCTGCATCAAACTAGAAAGATGCCACAAGATTTGTTTTTGTTGTACCTGAGTCTTACCTGTAGTACCCCATCCAGAAGCCTTTAACCCTAAAAATTCTGCTGTATTAGGTGATGTTAATATCTTTTTATAAAAAGTATCTTTACTAAACTTACCTAAATTCCAACAATCAACTAGGACTCCCTCAAAATAAGTAGAAGCCGTGGTAGCTTCTATTAAGATATGTTGTTTAAAAGTTTCCATATCAATATTTATATTGAATTAAACTTTGAAATCAGCAAACCTCTCTTCCATTGGAGACTCTTGTTCTTCTTCCTCTTGACCTGTATCTACTAAATCAGTCTGTGCCTTCTGTGACACATCATACAACTTCATCTTAGCTCGATCTACACCCAAGATGAATCGTTTATTAATAGTTGGATCATTGTATCTATTCTTTAATTGTTTAATCAATATCTGATTCAACCCCTCAAGTTCTTCTGTCGATATCAATGCAAACATCAAGTCAGCTGTCGCTGGTAAACCAAACGACTCTGAAGTATCTTCCAATCCAATATCTGTAGAAACAAACCCCTGGCGAGTTGTCTGTGTTGCAGACATGATGGGTACATTTAACTCAACAGCAAGACCTCTCATCTCCTCCGCTATACCCTTGATGTAAGTATATGAATTGACGTTGCTGCCGTATCTGAAACGACTAGACGCACAAATATTAATATAATCAATAAAGATAATATCTGGTCGAAATTGTTTCTTCAACAACAGTTCATTGTGCAATGCTCTAAAATGTCCACAGTGTGCTGATGCTGTCGGATACTCTTTAATGATGAGCTTTCCTTCTGTTTTCTTTTGAATCTTCTCTATTCTAGAATCAAACATTCTTCTCGAAAGATCAGGCAAATCTTCTAAAGATATGTTCATCAAGTTAGCATCAATTCGTTCTGCTATCTTCTTCTCTGCCATCTCTAATGTGATATACAATACATTCCTATTCTGTAACAGAGCCGCTGCAGCCACATGACACATGAACAATGATTTACCAACACCTGTTCCTGCCAAACAGATATTTAATGTTTTGGGAGGAAGTCCACCCTTGGTAATCTTATTAAAGAAATCTAAATCAAATGGAATCTTATCTTCAACTTCATGGTAATAATCATATCGTTCTTGAGCTTGTTCTATATAGTCATGGCCGACATGACTATCGAATGATACTGCCAATGCATCAGATAAAATAGCTGGAATAGCATCAGCTGTCTTATCTTTAGACTTTCCATCAATGATATGAATACCATCAAGGATTGCATTATAGATAGCCTTGTCTTTACAAAACTTCTCTGTCTCATCTAACAACCATTGTTCGTCTACTTTAGATGGAACAAAATGTGTAAGATATTCTTGAATAGTTTTATACTGTTCTTCTGTCTGTGGTGCTTTTTGAATATCTATATTCAAAGCTTCCACATCTGGAACAGACTTGTACTTGTCTACATATTCAGCTATTGTCTTAAAGACAGTCTTTTCAGTAAAGTCTGTAAAGTATTCTGGTTTAAGAAACGGAATAACTTTCCTAGTATAGTCCTCATTAAAAATGAGGTTATTCAGTATCGTCGTTTCTATTCTCTGTGTTAAACTGGACTTGGTCATGTTCTAAACTTTCATCAATTATATTCAATAATATATCACCGGCAACAGATGCAAACTCGCCGGTATCTAAATCTTCATCAGTAGGATTATACACCACATTGTACTCAAAAGACAAGGGCAATTTTTCAGCCATCGCCGGATCGACCGTGTGACCATCGTCATCATAGATCGGAAGCTTAACATTTCTGTATGTCCACACTACCCCCGCAAACTTACCCTCAGCGACTCTGTAGCCCTGCTCTTGCGTTTCTTTGTGTGTAACGTAGTGGTAACTAGGGTGTTTCGGCATAGTGACAGTACGAATTAATGAGATACTTCATCCCAGACACAGGCTTTCTACCTGCATGAACCCAAGGCCACATTGGAGGAAACATTAACAAACGCCCTCTCTTAGGTTTTATTTGAAATGGTATATGTGTACCTGGTTTATAAGTGTCGATAAATTCTGTCTCACCTCCTTCTTCTACATCATTAAGATATATAAAAAAGGATAGAAATCTTCGAGCAGTGTTATGATCTATCACATCTACATGAGGATCAAATCTATCATAATCATTAGCGAAATATCGTTTTATTCTTATCGCTTCATACCCATAAGTTTTAGGCCACATCTTGGGTCCTATTTTACAATCTACTTTATAATGTAAAATGTAATCTTGAAAAACTTCCAACATTCCTTTCTGAACAGACTCCCATTCTTCATGATCCACTAAAATTATTTGTTCAAATGAAATTCTGTCATCACCATCTTCCTGATGGATTGTTTTATAATACTCATGCGAATCTTCAAACTTTTCTATGAGCAGCTTACAAGATACTTCATCTATTACATCATCATAAACTTTGATTAGATTAATCATAAGGGTCTTTCAACCATACTTGAATTTTTTAAATACTTCAAACTCCAACTTGGCCATTACTTCTTCTGTAAAATAAGTTTCTGGATCATTATTGATCGTCTTACCAAATTGTTTTGTTCCGTCAGGCAATTCTATACGAGTCGATACTGCTTTAAATATACCAGTTTCTACAGCTAAATCTAACAGCCCATAGTATCTATCAAGTCCTTTTGTATATGACAACCTAACGTCTACCATCTGGTTCTCTTTTGTGAGTCTAGACTTATAAGTCTTACAATGAATGATGTTACCTATCACCTCTGTACCATCTTTCTCTTTCTTCTTTGAAAGATAAATGATCTGTGATGCAGCATACTTGAGTCCTGAACCACCACCCATCTCTTTCTGTGGGAACATAGAACCAACCACATCATAAGTGTGATTAGTCAGTATCAATGGCACACCAAGTTTACCTAACTTCAAAGTAAGAACTCTAAAGGTAGCCTTGACAATCTGGGCTCTCGTCATATCCCTGGTTTCTTTTCCCGCTTCTGTATCTTCTATCTCTTTCGTTGTAGATAGCATTCCCAGACTGTCAAGACATATTATTAAAGGTTTTCTTTCTTCATCATTCTCATATGATTCTAGTACAGCTAATATTTGATATCGGAACTCTTGCACCGTTGTTACAGGCAGTACCACCATACGAGAAGAATCTATACCACGTTCTTCAATCATTTCTTTGGTGATAGCTGACTCACTCTCAAAAAATACTACATTCGCTTCTTTGTCCTCTTCGAGGAATGCTCGTACAACTCCAAGTACAAAGAACGTCTTGCCAGTCGCTGATTCACCAGCGAGGGCAGTAATCTTGTTTTGAGGTAACCCACCATAAAGGCTACCGGAACAAAGAGCATTAAAAATAAAACTCCCAGTATCGACATAACCACTAACATCAGCAGTAGCAAGACCATCGCTAACAATCGTACCATATTCATTTCCTGTTTCCTTAATTACATTCTTCAAGAAGTTCGACATCTTTCACCCTCTCATAATCTGAAATAGAAATAGCATAACCTGCTATTTTATCTCTATTATTATACACCATTTTCTTTACTTCGTCAAGAGCCTCGTAAGGTAATGTTATAGTTTTTCGTACACCCTTTCTTATGTATACCGTCACTAACATTTCGATAATACTTTCGTATATATCGACTCCGCTATTGCTTTCATCATCAACGAAGGTACCATCCTCCCACATCGTTCTGCTTGTTGATTAAATGTTCCTGTCAAAGCAAAATCTTCAGGTAAAGAAGTGATACGTTTTAACTCTTTTATAGTAAATTTTCTATTCTCATTCCAATGAAGAGCACCCGCAGTATTAACTGATGAACCCATAGCAGTTATAGTGGGTGACGGAAGATACTGTGAAGTTTTCTTAACGCTAAAATGATAATTCTTTCTATTCACATCTTCTCCGCTCATAATTCTCTTAGGATTTTGTGGGAAATTAATCCCTGTATCTGTATGATATTTTGTTCTTTCCCACTTCTCTGTTAACCACGAAACTTCTTTGGGATCATTTTCTATATCTTCTAAAGCTTCTCCCAATGTAATTATTTCTCCACTCTCTGCCGGAAACAAACTGTGTATATTCATAAATGTTAATCCCACTTGAACAGTTATATCTTTTCGTACTGCTATAAAGATAGTCCTCTCCCTAGACTGAGGAACTCCATAATATTTTGCATTTAAAACCTTTGAACTCACATCATAACCAATCTTCTCAAACTCATTTATAATTTTATGGTAGTATTCTTTGGCCTCTCCCATAGTCAATCCTTTAACATTCTCCCCGACTATAACTTTGGGTTGTATCTGTCCAGCCACTCGTAAAAATTCAAAAAATAAATCTTCAATATTTTCTACTATCTGATCATCAGAATATTTTTTAGTCTTACCATAACCCTTACTATGTTTTCCACCTTCGTGGGTATAGGCTCTTCCCGCCACACTAAATGCTGAACATGGAGGAGAACCATCTAATAAATCTAACTCTCCTACCTTTAACCCTACGGGTTTCATTAAATCTTCTCCAGTTAATTTCTTAATGTCATCTGGAATAATAAGAGTGTTGGGATAATTTTCTCGATAAGTAGTTCGAGCTTCCTCTACAAACTCATTGATTGCCAAGATATATCCTCCTGCCAAACGATAACCCGTAGACGAACCTCCACCTCCAGCGAACGTAGAGATCACGTTAAATAAATGTTTACTCTCTGCAATTCCTACGTCTTGCATTTTGTATGGTATATATTT